TCCAATCGTTCAGCGTCATTTATGAAAGTAAGTCGTTTAGTTAATAAATCTTGTATCGCTTTATTCTCTTGTTCAATCTCTTCGTCTTCTGCCGTTTTAACTTCCTCAAGTGCTGCAACGTTTCTTGCTGCTAATACTGCATCAATGTCTTTTATCGCTTTTAATTGCTTCTCAAGTTCTTCTGTGTTTTCTTTAACTGAGTCGCTATTATCATCTAATCCGTTGGCGTTGTTGTTTATCTCGATAGTCTGATCAACTAAAGATTGAGTTAATGAATCTGATTCATCTTTATAGATTACAAGTTTAGCAGTCAATCCAGTAACCTTTGCGGACGCTGCGTTAAATTGATCGTCTATCTTTCTTAAAGAATCCAATAATTCAGAATCTGTCAACACTCCTGTTCCTGCCAGTTGCCGTACTCGATCTTCCCCTCCTGCCGCGTCGAATCCAGCTTGTCTCGCTTTTCTTATTCTCTCCAACTCATCTAATGCAGCATCCTTTCTAGCTCTAACTGCTTTAATGTCGGAATCAACAGCCTTTTTTCTAGCTTCCGAAAGTGCTTTTATCTGTTTAATCCCCTCAGACGCTTCTAATTCACCAGTACTAATTAGCGTATTAATGTCGTTTATTCTCTTTTGCAGTTCTGCCGACCTGTCATCTGCTCGATCTTTAGCGAATTTACCTTGCTTTGTTGATGCTGCTTCCTGACGTGCTAAGAACTTTTCGTACTGCTCTGTTTTACTCGCTACATTCGACCACGCTTTGAATAATTCCCAAACAAGGGCAATTGCTGCCGTAATACCTATTCCTTTAAGCGCTTTACCGATGGATTTTAACGAACTAGAAAATTTCTTGCCGTTTGTTTCTCCTTTTTTAAATGCTGAAGCAATTGATTTTAACGAGTCTCCGAACTTGCCATTCAAAGCGTTTAGTACTATTAATCTTGCTTTGTAAATTGCAAAGAATGTTAAAAGTTGACCGCCTACTGATAGTATAGTTCCGAAGTTATCTGCTAAGAAAGAAATTGCAGCACCTAACTTTTTACTGAATCCTGTCGCTTGGTCAAATGCGATTACTTGCTCCTGTATCTTCTTAGTTGCTTTCTCTAATGTCGCTCCTAATGTTTCATTCTTTACGTTAAATTCATCCGTTACAGAGTCGGTATTCGTCAATGCTTCTGCTGACAAGTTTACCTTCTCAGTCATTAAATCGATATTACCTCCAAGTTTTAAGAACACTTCCGAAGCTCCTGAACCAGTCAATCCAAGTGCTTCTAATTGCTTACCTAATCCAACGGAATCACCTTTGAATTGATTAGTCCCTTTTAGCACTTCTTGGAAAGCTCCAAAAAGGTCAGTATTAATCATTTCGGTAAACTCATCGACTGGCTTACCCGCTAGTTTCGCGAATCCCGTTACATCAGTGGTCATCTTTTGCAGAATCTTACCTACTGCCGTACCTCCTTTTTCCGAGTTAACACCTAACTCTTGCAAAGCTGCTGACGTTCCAAGTATTTGATCCGTTGTTAATCCTAAAGGTATTCCGACCCCTGATATTCTTTTAGAGAAATCGGTTACTACTGGAGCGGTTGCGTTACCGCTTGCCCCTAGAACGTTTAACGCATTACCGATTTTCAGGATGTCCGCTGCTACGTCACCCGTCTTTGTGTCTGTTAATACGTTTCGTAAACCTCCGATTTCTTTGGTAATCTCTTCAGCTCCACCCGTAAATTCATCACCTAATGAAACGTTTAATGTATCTATACTCTCAGTGAACGATATGATTTCATCACTAGCAATGCCCATTTGCCCACCAATCGCAGCAATCTTTTGAAGCTCATCAATACTTGTTCGAGTGTCTATTTCGATCAGCTCCATTGATAATTCTTTCGCTGCTTCTTTTGTAATGTTCAGCGTTTTTGCCATGTCTGCCGCTGCTTCATCGAATTCCGTTAAGACTTCAATTCCTGCACGAACAGCGAACCCAACACCAATAGACACACCAACAGCGCCCAATGCGCTTTGTGCTTTTGTCCACGCTAAACCATAACGCCCAACGTCACGCCTACCGTCCCGCGCTTCTTCGTTTATTCTTCTAAGCGACTTATCAAGTGCATCAAACTTAACCTTTGCTGATCGTGCTTGTTTTGATCCAACACCGAATTGCGCTGCTAATCTTTTTAATTCTGCTTGAGCTTCATTTGTTGCTTTGGTAAGTTTCTTATATGCGTTTGACTCATCAAGAATTAGCTTCTTTGCTCGTTCAGACGCTTTGTTCGCTTTCTCTTTTGCTGCTGCTTCACGCTTCTTTAACGTTGCCTGTCGTTCAGTCTCGCGGTTGTTAGCAACCTTTGTAGCTAGTTCAGCTTTATTGAGCCGCTCCTGAGTAATCTTTACCTTCTTTAATTCGTTTTCGTTTTTTATCTTTTCACGGATTAGCTTTTCAGATTTAATATCCTGCTCGTTTATCGCTCGAAGTCCTTTAGAAGTCTTGTCTAATACTGGATTTACATCAGACTTTAATGTTTTAGCGATGTCTTTGAATTGGGTATCTACCTTTTCCAAAGAAGTAGCCATTGCATCAAGGTCTCTTCTGATCTCATCGAGCGGTTCACCCTTTATTAAATCGCTTTTACTTATTCCTTCTGCCATATTCGTCTAATAAATCGCGAAATTCCACGATGGTAATTATTTTTTTATCTATCCAACTTGGCATTTGTGTACGTAACCACGCTAATGATTCGTCTATTGTCATGCCTTTGATATTGGTAGGGTCTGCCTTTTTTAAATTAGCTGTTTCAATCTCTATCTGATTAAGTAACATTCTGTCGCCCGTCTCGATGTACATCAATCTTAACTTAGTGAGTAGAATTTTAATCTTTAAGAAATCAATCATTTCCTGTTTCAGATCGTACCGTTTAATGTATTGATCTTGTAAGTCTTCGAATCGTTCAAAATCCAATTCAGTAGAAACCCCGTCTTTGTTTACCCATCTAACATCCCCGTTCTGGCACTCATCCCAATTGTATAGCGGTGTTTCGCTAATTTCCGAGTAATACTCTCCTAACGGCTTCGATGTACTTAGGTTTAAGCTTTTCCTTAATCTTTTGAATACTTTCATTTGCCCAGTCTAAAATTCTATCATTGTACCATTCTTGATCCTGCATTTCTGTAAACGAACTAGAATTAGCATCTGCCACAACTCGATCACTAAACACCTGTACAAACATTGATTTAAAAAAATTACCCTTATCATCTAATGTGTAATGCGTGTTAAATTTCTTTGTCGGATCAATGAAAGATGTAGTTAATGAGTAAAACCCGATAACGTCACCATCTGCATCAATCCCTTCCTGTCTCAATTGATTCTCTCGTATCAAATCAAGCATGAAACTCTTCATGTCCGTATCGAACGCATTAAACCACACCAACGATTCCGATAATAACCGTCTGCGTCGTAACATTACATGAAGCCTACTTTGTCCAATTGCCATTCCAGTGTTTAAAAAAAGGGGTTACAATCATTGCAACCCCTTCTATTTCTAATCCTCCTTTGAAGTTTCCTTCTTAGGAGCTTTCTTTTTTTCGGGCTTGTACTTTCCGTTCACCTCTTCCCACGCTGCTTTAACATTCTCAGCGCTTTCTATCTGTTTATAGTCTTCAATCAGCTTTTCGAGTGAAACCCCTTTTAATGCTTCGGGGTTGAACTGAGTACGACCTTTAACAACCGCTTCCATTATAGAGCGACAAAGGCTGTTGTAGCAGATTCGTAACCGTTAAGAATAACTCCTGTTGCTGCTCTAAACGCTTCAATCGTACAATCGTCAGAAGTTGTTTGAGTTGGAATTACAATAGTATAAGTCCCTGCTGTTGCAGTTTCCGTTACCGATACAATCGAAATAACCGCTGGAGTTGTTATGTTTGCCGATGTGAAATCAGCTAACAAAGCGCCCGTCCAAGGTGTCTGAGAGTTTGCATATCCGTAATCGAATGAAGCAACAACTGTTAAGTTAGTAGCTGAGTCAACCGTAATTGCAAGATTCACATCAATCATTGACTTCAATTCCAACGGGTTGTTAACTCCAAACGCTGCCGCTGCAATTTGCCATTGATCACCATCGTTAGTTGTGTACTCGTAATCATAGTTAAACGAAACCATTGAAGTAGTCGTTGCAGTCGTTCCTTGGAACTTCGCGTTGTATGAATTCTTGTTAACTGGACGAGGGTAAAGAATATCACCTTCTCTTTGTCCTTTCAAGTTTCCACATACATCAATTTCGTATTCACCAAATGATACACATTGATCTGATACTTTCTTGTAAAACTGCTCAGTAACTCCCCATTGTTCCCAAATAACGTTAGTGATACCTTCAGCCGTTTTAAATCGCTCGTTCAAATCAGTCGTTGCAAATGTTGGGTCTGCTTCTGGTGCTGAAGCGTTCATGATGTTATTGAACAAATACAACCTTTTCGATGGATCAGGGTTGTTGACCGCTGCCAAAATATCCGCTTCAAGTGTTAATGAAGACGCATCAATCCCATTTCTAGTGCCATCATCGGCTACTAAAGGCATGAAAGCCTTTCCTTTTACTACTCCAAACGGCTTTACGTCTGGGTATCCTGTGTTTTGCATAGTGCCTGCGCACGTACATCCTGCTGCTGCCATTGTTTTTTATTTTAATTTATTAATACTTAGCACCGCCCATCGTAGTTTACATCGTAATCGAAGCGAACAACATAGTACGGCTGCATGTTTGTTAATCTTATTTGTCCAGTAACGAACTCTTTGTATACTTCGCCAACTGTTTTTTTTGTGTCAGTTAAAGTGAAAGTTTCGTATCCTGTATAGTTATTCGAAGCGTTTACGACTAGATCGTTAAACTCTTCATCTGCTCGGTGGGTAATTGAGGGAAATAATTCATCTAGTTTTACTTGACAAATTAAAGACACTCTCGTGTTGCTTACCCAACTGCCGTGCTTCACATCTGTTTCCGTATAAAAGAACGTTGAAAGATTGAATTCGTCATTCGTGTACACTTCCTCGTAATCAACCCCATCAACAAAGTGCGCGGGAATCAATCCTCTAAAATCACTGTTAGGATCAGTCGGTATTGAATAGACACGCGGATAACATTGCCAATCAGCAAAACCTAAAGCATTAAACAAGTAAGATTGAAAACTGTTAATCTTGATGTCCAATCCTTTCGGGTCTGTCTTTTGAATAATTGCCATTAGCTCATCGTATATACTTTGATCATCCCACCGAAATAATTTTCGTTCAACCTTTTGATTTCTGCTCGGATAGTTTTAATCATTTGAATTTGTAAAGGTCGTAAACCTCTCACTTTCGCATGTCCTTCACTATCTAAACCACTAACCTCAATAGTCATCCTACTAAGCAACTCGGCTGTTTTACGTTGATCTCCGTTGATTCTTAATGATGCTATTGTAGCCGTTAGAAACTTAATCTGAAACTCAACATTAATAGCCTGATAGAATAACGACTCATTCTGTAGTATTAAATCCGTGTAGTCATAGTAAACTGTGATGTCTGGATTCATACCGTGTGACTCGCTTAATCCTTCTCTAGTTGTTAAATCTGGAATCGTTGGCGTTGTATGGTTTAAGAATTTTACACTTTGTAAACTCATATTACACACACCTGAACGAACGTTACTCAAATTGTAATCCCTAGCGAATGGTTTTAATGTTCCGTAACCGACTGTATTTGTCAAGTATCCAAGATAGTAATCACCTTTATACGTGTTACCTGAATTGTCTACTTTCCAATTGAGTTCAATTACTTGATGGTTTGCCGTTATCGCTACCGTCTCAGATAGTATTGGCGCTGTCTCTGAAGTGTTGAATAGTAAAATATCAATATCTCCTGCACCGTCAAAATCTAAAATTATACGCGATATTTCAAACGCTACATTATCACCTGATACCTGAATCCATTCACCAACAAATCCCGAAGGAAGCGTAACCGTATTCACACGATTCATAGCGTTTGGATAAAGCACCTGTCTATCAATGAAGTCAGACTCAGAAAATACCGCGTTTGCGATAGTAGAAATTGAATCCTGTTGCATCCGTTTAAGTATCAAGTTAAAGTCCGAATCAGTAATGTCTTTATAGTCTTGAGTGGCTTTTAAAGCGTCAACCTTACAAAGTGGATTATCTGTTACGAACAAACCTGAACGCGAAGCTAAATTGTCGGCATCAATTACTACTGACGCTACATTAAAGGGCTGCCGTGTACCGACCGCCCCGTAAAGACTTGCTATTTTAGTTACGCTAAACATCAACGATTAAGTTAAAAGAGCAAATGCAAAGATTGAAGTCTCGTCTGCTGTAGTTAACGGATTAGTATTTAATGCAATATCAACCGAGAATTCAGATTCGAAAATAATATCCTGAGTGTTACCACCTCTTGATGTTCCGTTTCCTCTTTCCTCGTATGTGTGAGCTGCAAGAGTTAATCCCGTTAATGGGTCTGTAATGTTTCCGTACATACTATCCGATCCAACATGACCATTTCTGTTCTGTTGTGGAATCCAAGGCAAAGCAGATACTGCCCCTTCTGGTACAATGTTCCAGAATCCTTCAATGTATGTCGCATCAATTGCTGCTGCTGAAGCTGACAAGTTAATGTCATGAATGTACTGAACACCTTGATACTGGAATGATAGGTTTGTACTGTTTTGTGCTCCTTGTGCCGCTGCGAATTCGAACTTATCGAACGCTACTGAATCACAAATGACAACATAACGGAAACGAGAATATTTATTCAAGTGCATTACAGTTTTTGTGATCTGCATTGCTCTATCTTCGTTCGTGGCTGCGTCAATCACAAAGACATCAGTAGTACCGTTAAACGTACCCTCAACTGTTGCTATATTTACACCTGTTCGGTTTGCTACGATAAAATCAGATGCTTTCTTTTCGAGGTCTGTAGCGAAGTTGGCAGCAACGTTTTGAAGCTTATTTGCTTCACTCTCATCCATTGTAAAGATGTTATTGTTGTTCTGCTTCAACGTAGACGCGAAAGTATCATCATAAGTCAACCAAGTAAAATCTTGAGTTGCTGACACTGCTTGCGCTCCTGTGTGATTGAAAATTCGTCCACCTGTACCTAATGTACGCGATTGACGTGTTAAGAAATTTGCCTTAATCGGTCGTGCTTCTGAATGCTTAAGCTCTGCGAAGTTAGGGAGCATAATCCCTGTAGTGCTTAAAACAAATCGAAGAACAACAGGATCAATGGTGCGCATTTCAGCGTCTTTATAAAAGTTGTCAAGTTTCGTCTGTCCTGTGACGTAAACCGACAAATCAAAATTTGCCATGATATAAATTGTTAAATAAAAATGTTTGTTTTTTGTGAAAGCACGGCTTTCTTAGACTTTCGAGTACAACCCGATACAACAAATATACAAAATTTAGGTAACAAAAAAATCGCACCCTTTACGAATGCGATCTATAAGCGTGTTTATGTATGTTTAAACATCTAACGTCCCCGCTTTGATACGCTCCTGTTTGATCTGGTTAAACTTATCTCCATTAAACGGTACATTGTCTTTTTGCATTTCAGCGGTAAACTCCTGTACGGTTTGTTTTGTTCCTGAACCTCCTGAGTCACCACCACCAGCACCACCAGCTGCACCACTTAAGTACGTTGGGTGAGCATCAAAGAATGAAGTGATCGAATTTGAAACCGCAAGTACATTTCTGTCTGCATCTTTCACTGCCAATCCATCAGCTCCGATTTCAAACGTTTTACCGTGTTCGTCTCTATCGAATTTCTTGCGAAGCATGATCAAATCAACAGCATCGTCTACATTTAGAGTGATATTCTTTGGTAGACCTTTCGCGATGTCTTGGCGAATTCCACCAGACTTAACAAAGTTCAAGTGATTCGTTTTTGACGTTTCAAGATCACCACGAACACCTGTGAGCGTTAATTTAAGCGCATCCAAATCGTCAGTTAAAGCTTGTACTTTCTTATCTGGTTCAATTCCCGCACCTTTAACACCTTGGTTTACCGCGTTTGTGTTCCAAGTTCTTAACGCTTCAATAGACTTTTCAACTGTCTTGTGTGCGCCTGTTCCTTCGATGTCAATCTCAAGACCTTTAAACACTTCTTTACGTCCAATCTCTTGACCGATTGTTTGCGCTTCTGACTTGATATTAGACTCGTAGGATTCTGATTTTTCCTTAGTTCTTAATACTACTTCATCCGCTTTAATTTCGAATGATTCTTTTTTCTCTTCGATTGCTTTCTGTAACGTTTCCGTTTCTACATTTACAATCACTCCGTTGATGTTTAGCTCCATAGTGTTGTTGTTATTCTGCGTTTAATTCGTTTATCTTATCTTGTAATTGCACTTCATCCCATCCGTGGAAAGGCTTCTTACCGTCTGCTGCTACTGAGTATTGTTTCCGTAATTCAATCAAGGCCTCAGAAACCTCTTCTTTTTCTTTCTTTTCCTTCTTAGGCTTAGATTCTTTCGGTGCTAAGTTCTCAAGTCCTGCCGCTAGACGCTCTAACACATCGCTGCTTGTTATTTTAGACACTTTCTTTCTATCGTTGTATACTGCAAGGTTTTTGATATTGTCCTCGTTCTGCTCAATCGTTGCTTCTTCGTTGATTACAAAGTGAATGTTATTATCAAAACTATTCATTTCAGCAACCCATGCGGACGGCTGTCTCTTTTCTCCAAGTAATTGAATTCTAGCCTTGCAATTGATGTCCCAGACTTGTTTATTATCCTTTATGATCTGCGTTTGTAGCCGATATTTAGTGGCAACTACGAACGGGTAACGATCCGTTAATTCTGTTTTTTCTTTCATTTTATATTTGTTTATTGATTACTAAATTGGTTTCGGTGCTGTTGGCTCTGGTGGTTTAATCGTATTGTTCTGAGCGAAATACGTATCGAAGTCAGCTATTAACTTTTTAGCGTCCCCTTTACGATCTGACTGCTCCCAGAAATCAACGAACAGTACCTTTTTATTCGCTTCAACAGCTCCAAAGATTAGATTTGTGTTGAGTGTTGATAAATGTACGTAAGGCTCAACCTCTGATTTAAGTTGCATTTCGTTTCTCAACACAGCGTTGTTTTGATACTTCGCGTTTATGTATTCCGAAAGTTGCTTGTCTAAGATTGTGTTATTTGATCCATCCTTTACAGATAGATTGTAACGCTCCAAAAGTGCTTCAGATGATTCTACGATATAACCTCGACCGTAGATAGTTGTATAGTCGTGTTCGTTTTGTGCTGATCCGTTAACCCAATCAATAACCCAATCAGTTAGTTGATTATGTACCCACTCAACAGAATCAGCGTATTCGTTTAATTCGTTAATCAATGGCTGTACATCAAGCACTCGACCTGTTGCCGTTTCCATTGTCTCCTTCTCTACTTTACGAGTCCCCCACATTGTAGACTCCATTGAATGTTCCCAATCTATTAGGTCAGTCTTATACTGTCTCCATGTCTCAAGGTCTGGCGCGTTGAATCCTGATAAGTTTGGCGCTACAATCGGATCACCTTCTCTTGGTAGATCGATTATCGTAATATCAGTAACGTCATTTTTACGCATGTTACCTTTACCATTACACACTTTACAAGCGTCTGTTCCATTTGGAGCAACTGTTGTACCTTTACAAGATCGACACTCTTTTTCGTATCTCCAGTGATCGGGAAATCCTACTTGATATTTGTAAATGGTAAGTATTGACTTATCTCTAGCATAATCCTCTGCGTCTGGCTCAATTGGATTCAAGGGGCTTAAACGAACCTCACTACCTCTTTTATTAATGTTTGATAGTATAACAGCAGGAACATTGCCGAACGGATGCGGAAACGTCTTTTCTGTTATTATAGTAAATGTTTGCCCATTCTGTTTGATCCTGTAATCCTTTACATCGTCAACAATTCGCCATTCTTGATACTGAGGTTTACCACCCTCCGCAACATTAACAGGTGCAAATATGATATACTCCAACAGTTGCCCGTTAGATTCGTAATCGTGAATGTCTGCAATTGATTTGTAAGTAGGGTAAATGTCTATGTCTTCAATATATTCCAAGAACAAAACCCCGTTTGGATCAACGTCTTGAAGGTCGAAGAATGTTTCTGACAGGTACTTTTCAATTGATTTCTGACCCTTAAACTCATTAAGCGACTCAACTACTTTCTCGCTTGTCGCTTTAGATTTAATATCGTTTACAACACTGCCACCTGAAGCTGTGAAAACGTTTGATCTAGGTTGTAAGATTCTAGCAAATAAGCTACGTATATCCTTTGAGTACTTTTTACGTGCTGCTGCTCGTTGTTCTGACTCAATGTGTTCTATTTTGTTTATTAGAAGCTTATCGAAGTTATTACCCGTAACGAGTGCGTCTAAATACAAATGTTTACCCCTTGCTTGTTTTACCCAATCAGGCGTATTGATGTTCTTTTTTAAGAACTCAATTACTTCGTTATCATCTTTAAACTTCATACGGGTGTAAATTATTTACCAAATATACGAATTATTGTATTTACCTATCATTCAACATGCCTACAATAGCGTAACGCCACGAATCAGGTAGATCGGAAAGGTAGTGATCTGGAACTCCAGAGCGTTTATCGTGCCAACAGTAATTTCGAACAGCACGTATACAATCGACTGATTCAGGTGTAAACACTAGCGTAAAATCTTGACACTTTTTAATTGAATCCTCTACGAAATTAAGCTTTGCCCCTTTTGACTTTCTTACTGGCTCTATGTTTATGCCAGATAACCATTCACCTGTTGGGCTGTACATGCCGTCCTGGTAATCTCTAATCATTCGCCTTGATGCTGAATCGGCATAAATCAAACTAGAATAACCGACCTTTTCGTGCAGGGCTTGCATTAAATGAGCTGTACCCGCATCGCTTTTAAAGTGTACTTGATGAATGTATGCTCTCATATTGTCGAAGTCTAACGCAACCTTACATGTGGCGTCTGGATCGTTAGAGCCGAAATCTTGACCGTGTACAAATGGCATGTCTTCAGGGAATTCACCTATTTCCCAATCTTCATAAATAACACCTTCTTTAGCATCAAGGAAACCACCTAAAATGGCGTGTCTATATTCTTTTGCATTCTTGATTACTTTCTTAGGTAAGCTGTCTTTTTGATTGTTTGGTGTTGATTCGTAAAGCTCATAATCTAACCGTAACGATTCGTACTCGTTCCAGTTCTGCTCTGCCATGTTCTCCTTGCCGTTGTCAAAGTATGTAGTATGTATATACATTACATTGTCAACGATACCGTTAAAACCGTCCTCTATCTCTTCGTAAAACTCTTCAGCGAGCCAGTGTTCCCTTGTTGGCGGGTTGAAAGAAATGATTGAAATGGTTTGAACATCCTTTGCCCTCATTGAACGCTTAACCTTCTTCCATTCATCAAAAGAAACTATCTCTTCACCTTCATCTGTTTCAAATATTGAATAGTCCTCTAATGATTTAAGTTTTGCCGTTTGTTTTCCTGAGCTTGTTTTTTGTCCTGAGATCGTTATTTTACCTTTTCGTGCTCCATCTTCATCGTCTCGGAGTGTGTAATTATTGTTTGCAAACTGGAATTCAGGCTCAACCCCTAGCGAAACCATTCGTTCATTAAGGGCAGTAGTAATAGAATTATCAGTAGACGACATCGTGTGACGCGTGTACATTATTCTATGGCTATAATCTGAAGCTGCAATACAGTTGAAGGCTGACAACGCGAAGGATTTACCCGAATCACGACCGCCTGACATCATTACTGTGTCAACTTTCTTTAACTTATTAAAGTAGTCAAAATCGACATCTGCAATATCTTCGAAGTCGTTTGATTCAAGTATTTCGTCTTTTTCTTTTTTGGATAAGTCAGGATTATTCAGTTCTAATATCTCCCATGTTGAGAGTAGATCGAATAGAGATTGATACCTGTCTGAAAACTCAAAATCCATTATTTACGTTTACGAACAAATTTAACTTTTGCTTTGATTATTGGAGCTGTATTTGTTTGCATGTTATCCTTTTCAAACCAACCGTGTTTTTTAGCTAATCGATCTTGAGCAGATGAATATCCACCCGCACCAATATGTTTTATTGTTCGTTCAGCAATTAAAACCTTTTCAGTTCCTATTCCTTCATTTTGTAAATCGTTCAATGCATTTTCATACATCTGTATTAGGTTTAGGTCTTTTTGTATGGACTGTTCAAGCGTATAAAGCCCTTTATCTTCGAGTGTTTTACGCAGTTCGTCAATCCTTAGGGAGACGTTAGGGGTTGAAGATAGTTTACACGCTTCAACATTAACAGACTCCAGTCCCATATTTTCAGCATTGTAAGCAAGTCTATACGCAGCGGACTTATCTCCTGACTTAACGTATTCAACTGCGAACTTTTCTTGCTTTGGAGTGAGTACCATAATCTACATTTTCAAGTTACTTTCAGCCTTCATCGCTTCAATAGTTTGTCGTTCTAATTCGTTGCCTAAGTCGTGATCGTTAAGCTGTGTTAACTTTCCTTCGAGCATTGATATATTTTGACGGCTTTTATCGATTGCTGTCAAGATTCTAGTTCTTGCTTCTTCGGTTGTCATTTGCGGTACGAATTCGGTTGTTCTTTTGTACCATGCTTTTAGTCGTTTCATTTCGTTTCGTTATTTGATTATTACTGGCTCTGGCATCACTTCAAGCCGAACCGCTTTTATCATTGTGTCGCCTTTCAATATAGCTTTGACCACTCTATGCCACCCGTCACAAATGTAACCTTCTGTATCGAGTATTATAGGATAAGACAAGTCTGCATCATTTGTTCGTTGAACATGATACGCAAACGACTTAATAGACATTTCTCCCCAAGGATTATTACCTATAAAAACACCTTGCAGTGGGAGGTCAAATGACTCTAAATCTTTTGACGCTTCAATCAAGTCAGAGAAGCTATATTCTTTATCCATACATACGTAGTTGTGACTGTCAGTACTGAACGCCCATAATTTTACTGGATTATTTTTTGCTGCCATGTTATTTCGTTTCGTTTTTCCAGTTGTTCAAATCCGCGTCAGTCACTTCGAAGTCACCACTTGGGTCTGGTTGTTTGTCGCCTGTTTTGATTTGCTTCATCATGTGGTTAGCGAATGCGATTAGGTCAGATTCGTAATAGTATTCTATTTCGCATTTGCATATAGGTCGTGATTTCATAGTCTAATTTAGGTTAGATATAATTTCGTTTAACTGATCCTTTACTTCCCTGATGTCCGACTTTAATTGATTAAGTTCTGACTCTTCAATGTCATCATTAGCTTTAACCGCTTGAATGAAAGTATACAGGATCATAAGCATCAACATGAACACCTTTGAGCCTGTACTGAATTTGATTGGATTAAGTTCTGTTTCAACAAATGAGAACCCTAGATAGATTGACAATAATACCGCTGATGAAATTAATAATTTTAATGTAATTTTTTTCATAATGTTTTTGTTTGTTTACCCAAAGATACTAAAAATAAAAAAGCCCAATCGAAACTGAGCTTAGTAACCGAGTATCTCCCCCTCTGTCATGGGATTTGTGCCGTCCTTTAACTGTCGACCAGTTAACAACCAATACAGGCTTCGTTATTGTCGCAATGGAAGGACTCGAACCTACGACCTCTAAGTCCCAAACTTAGCCATCTACCAACTGATATACATCACGGGGCACTTTTCATTTAAGGGTTGATAAGTGCTAAACTATCCCTAGGCGCAAATATACGAATAAAAAAGGAGCAGTTTTCACTACTCCCTAAAACGATACGAAAGTGCAATGTACTTAATTATTATCGTATTCGTGTATAATCGGGTAGTTGATTTTCGGTTTCTCGTCCTCAATAATAAGTTCGGCAATCTTAGCGTTGCATTCTTCAAACGTGTCAAATTCTAACGATTGTCCATATGAATTTGGTTTACATATTTTACGCCACTCATGAAGGTCAATTACATGCGTTTTTTCACTCTTCCACCATTTAGTGTTTTGATGCTTTAATACTTGTTTCCATTTCTTAGATATTTCAAAATGATCTTCGTACTCTTCAATTCTGTATTCTCTCATAATTCATGTATAATTGGATATTCAACTTTCGTTTCTTCAATCTTTTCAAAACCAACACATCCAAACCATGATTTTGTTTCGTACCATATACCTATACCGTCATGACCACAAATAGGGCTGCTTTCAATTCCTGTTGTTTCAATGTCTGGGTATAACTCTTCCTTATCCTTTTCGATCCATTCACCACTTAAGAGCGAACATTCCCCGACATCTTTTTGATATTCGTCGTCTTTTATTTTCTTCCAGTGTTTACAGTTTTTACAATTCATGTTTTCAAATATTTCTCAATGATTTCAATCGTCTCATCGAATCCAGTTGCGAATGTTGCGTAATAGCCTTTCCGTATCAAGTCGTTTATGGTCTTCTGTTGTCCTTCGAGGTGTTTATTTTTCAGTAGCTCACCATTCTTTTTGAACGGGCTTTTAACTTTTAGCTCAATAAATAAGCCATGATACTTTCCTCGCGGTTCGAATATGATTAAATCAGG